CATAGTCTTCTTGCTTGGCCTTACGATCACCATTCTCAGGGTCGTACTCATACTCTTTAGGCGCATAGTCACGAATGATGTTCTTCAGGATTTTGAATTCCTGCTTCATCGAGTAATGCACACGCGCCTGCACAGCAGACATAGTTTTTAACTGACGCTCAAGGATAGCCAGCGTAGTTCCCACAGGAGCATTGGCACTCATATCACTGACCTTCATATCAGCAATAGAACCCAACCTACGTCCTTCTTCAGTAATCTTGTCCAGCAAACCAGCCAACACTTGGCTAGGCTCTTTGTACGGCAGCGCCATGATGTTGTCTTTAATAGACCCACTAGGTACGTCCACATCTCTGAACTCTCCGGGGGAAATAGGTGTGTCATCACCCTTCACCCGCAAGCCGCGAGACTTCAATCCACCCGGCAAATTGCTCAAAGTACCAGCATCAATCAACTGACGAATCAAAGATGTACCAGCCCGTGCATATCCACCAATCAAATGGATGTAACCAAATCCATAAGCACCAAATCCCGGCACATAGTCATACTGAACCATATGCTGTCTTTTCAATCGAACTACGTCTTCTTCTTCGTAGTTACGATAGATAGACAAAACCTTACCCGTGCCAGCGTCAATCGACACAATATAAGGTAAAGCAATCTCATCTTTATCCTCATAACCCGGCAATTCGTAATCAATCTGCACTTCATAAATTTGATAGCGGTCATCGTCAGTCAAAGAGTAACCTTGCTCTTCGGCTTTTTTCTTCTCAACATCAGTATGAATAGCAACAGGATCACCTAAATCTACATCGCGGTAAAAACCTGCCGCCTGCAATTTACGGATGTCGTTCTTAGTCTTACGCATCACATGAGTAACACGCTCCGCTGTCCTAGCGCCACTGGAACCATAAGGAATAATCACATCCTCAGCAGGTATATATATAGCTGTTTGCCGTCCCAAGGCAGGGTCAAAGTAGACCTTCTTAAAAGCTGAGCCAGCTAGTCCCAGATTGAACAACATACGCTCATGTTCTGGTCGGTACTCAGGCATCGCCTCAGTCAACTGGTAGTTCATGTCAGTACGAACTCGCTCAGCCGCATCTTCCTTCATCTTATTAATAGCGCCAATGATTTCCGTCTTCACTGGCCCCGCTGCTGGAAACGTTTCCACAATCATTTCTGATTGGAATCTCACAGCCGCTTCAGTCAGGATCGTAGAGAAAACGCCACAAGCCCCGTTCCAAGGCTCAGTCCTCTCTTCATACTTCATCCCCAAAACTTCAAGACCCTTAACAAACATCTCCACCCAGTCCTTACGGGAGTTGATGTCAGCTTCAACCATTTCTACAATTTCGGAGCCAACTAGTTCCAGATCGCCCTCTTCCATGAAATCAGCTAGATTAGAGTCAAACTGCTCACCCTCGCGCCCTTCTGATTCATCTTCAAGCGTGATCTCCATCCCGCCAATCCCAATAGATACAGCATCAGGATTTTCAATTTCAATCTCCACATCAGGTGCTTCTAAAGCCTCAAGCCCTTGCGGTGCTGCATAAAGTGATTTTGCAATGTCCATTTAAACCTCAGTAGTAAGCGTGTTTTCTGCGAAAGTTTCTGATCTCTTCCCGTTCATCGGATGCAAGCCTCAAAAACCCACCTTGTCGAAACCTTATCAATGCCTGCGTAGAAGAGTCCACCAAGTCATCATTCGGGGCGTTCGGAAAAGCTGCCATCTCTTCTATCAACTCATCAGCCCATCTTGTCTCTGGAGCCCACACTTTACCCGAACTGAACAAATCAGCAACTGAATTTATCCGCACGAACTTGTCATTCCCCCGGCTCGGCGTGTATTCACTCACCACAATCCCCATCTGTCTCAACTCAAAGATCAACGGACTACCCGCAGCCTTCGCTTCAATCACAAACGCATCCGGCTCCCAATACATATAGTTAGAGTGAGCCTTCTCCTTCAACTCAGGAAACTCCATCCGCTTCTTAAACGCATCGAGCAAAATAATGTTCGCGTCCTCCGGGTTCTCATTCAAGTAAAAAACCCCCCATGTCGTACAAGCAGAATAGTCACTCCTCTCACTCTTCGTAAAAGCCGTGTCCCAACTCTGAATAATGAACTGACATGGAGGAGGATCCTCCTTCGTCCATCTCTTCCACCACTCCCTCTTTACAATCGCACCCTCTTCGCCAGTCGGACTCTGCTGATACTGTGCATTCCACTTAGCAGGTGGCAACTCCTCCCTTAGAGCAGACAGTTCCTCAATACTCCAGAACTCCGGCCACAAAGGATTCCCTGACGGCATAATAGCAGGCAACTCAATAATCTCCCACTCTTCACCCTTATCTCTACCTGCTGCATCCTTAATCACCCTACCAGTTAAGTCCCTATCTCCCCAGCGGGTCATCACGATCACAATAGAACCACCGGGTTGTAAACGTTGCCGTGGGCCAGATGTGTACCATTCATAAACCTTGTCATACACACTCGGATCCCCTGCTGCCAGCGCAGCTTCTTGTTCCGAATGAGGATCGTCAATAATCAATAGATCAGCACCCTTACCCGTCACAGTACCCCCAACACCAATAGCGAAATACTCACCTCCTCCATTGGTGGCCCATCTACCTGCTGCTTTACTATCTTGTCTCAAGGCCACGTTCGGAAATACTTTCGCGTACTGTTCCGACCCCACTAAGTTCCTGACCTTTCGGCCAAATCCAACAGCGAGTTCCGCCGTGTTAGAACACTGAATCACCTTCTTATTAGGGAACTTCCCTAGAAACCAACTCGGTAATAAATACGAAGCAAACTCAGATTTCGTGTGTCGAGGCGGCATATTGATAATCGCCCTCTTTATCTTCCCACTGGCTATATCTTCAAACTTCTTCGCCATCAAAGCATGATGTCGCCCACTCACAAACCCCGGCCACATCATCTTCACATAATTCATAAACCCATCTTGAGCCTTCTCCCTGTCCACCGCCCCACGATACTCCATCACCTGAGCCATAAACTTCTCATACTCATGTGGTTCTAATTTCTCTATCAACTGCTCAAGTTTCATAGTCTCTATCTATTGTAAGTTTGGTGTAATGTGGAAACGCTTCCACCTTACTGAATTCTTACTGTAAGTTTCGTGTAAAGTGGTAACGTTACCACCTTACAATTTCCTTACACAACGTTTCATTCCAAATTCCTGAAGTTGATATAAACGGGTCTAACCGTTCTACCTCTTCCCTTCAGTTTCTTCACCACCCCCAAATCTACCAATCTATCCACCAACCTCTTCGTATTCGCCAGTCCCATCTTCCCACGGACATACGCAATATCTCGCAAAGTCGGAGCGTAGTGGTACTTCTTCCACCACTCATCTATCACCAAAAAAACTTCATTCTGCGCCGGACTCATTTCCTTCTCCAGACACTCCTCATACGTCATATCACTCTGCCGAGGAATCATCTTTTCATTAAAAATTTTTTTATACCCCCCGGGGGGCTTGTTCAGAATTTGCATGGGGGGTCATTCTGATAAATCTTGGGTTTGTTTGAGTGGAATAGTATGTTTGTCACCTTGGGACTCCGCTTCTGCATCTTGGGGGGTGGGGATAGGGTGGGGTTCGGGTGGTAACGTTTCCACTGTCTCAGGTGCAAGCTCGCGCAATAGACTGTCAGCGTCAACCTCTATTGCATCCACAGCATCGCCATTCATTAGCGTCCTAATCTGTGCCAGTAGATCGGCCTTTGCCTGTGCGCTATTGGTGGTGTTGATAACCTCGCGCCGTTCTAAGAATGCGCCAACCTCGACCACAGTCCCCAGCACCTTCACCGCTTGCACCTTCACAGCGTCTTTAGCGTCAGGTGAAATAGCTACATCGACCAATGTTTTGATGACTAACTGTCTCAAGGCTTCGGGCGTTCTATGTTTAGCCGACTCAATAGCTATCTTATAAGCATCTACTTCCGCAGATATTCGGGGATCGGTGGACAGCCTATATCCTGCGTCTCCCGCCGTTTTGGGTTTAGCGGTCTTACTGTATGCCCTGCGATAACTCTCCGCCTTACTTGT